ACATCCATAGTGATAATGTGAAAGACTTTCGCGGGGTCCGATGGGAATCGTTCCGCATCCTCGCCCCGCCAGACGCATGGGCCGCAAGCAAGGGGTATCGGTCGATGCAAGATATGAAGGCTATTGTGCTCCACCGTGAATATGGAGAAGTTGCCCGCCACATAGTAAACCCTGCTATGCTAGTGGGCCTTTAACATCGGCCAAAACATCGGCCAAGCATGTCGTGGAGCGCATACATTCATGAAAGTCGGCGAGCGCGTACAAATTCAGCACTGGTTCAAACATGACGAAACCCCCGAAGGATGGAGCGACGATGGCGATGTATCAGGGATATGGGGCCAGTATAACCGTTTCATCACCCGTCCTGATAATCCCGACACCGGGCCTGCTCCGCGTCGTGGACGGAAGCGGGAAGGAATGGGAAAAGCTGATGACGGCGGATGATTTTTATTGGCTGGCAGAGCGGTGCATGGCTGCGGCGAGGGAGACTGAAAAGTGAAATGGGAACCCACCAAGACGCCAAGTTTCACCCCTGCCGAAATGGCCTGCAAGTGCGGCTGCGGTAAATCCGACATGGATCACGCCTTCATGCTCAAGCTACAGGCCGTCAGGGACGTTGTGGGGCCGCTTGGCGTGTCTAGCGGGTACAGATGCCCCGAATATAACCAGCGCGTCTCCAGCACCGGCCCAGACGGCCCCCACACGACTGGAAAAGCCGTTGATGTGCTTTGTTCGGGCCACCTCGCGCATGAAGTGCTTATGCAGGCCCTGTTTCGATTCTTCACCGGCATCGGCGTGGCGCAAAAAGGCCCGCACAAATCCCGGTTCATCCACCTCGACACATTGACGCCCGACGAAGCCCCTCGGCCCTGGGTGTGGAGTTACTGACATGCCAGCACCACTTATTGCAGCCGGAATCGGCCTTGCCCTTGATTATGTGCCTGATCTCATTCGGTGGATCACCAATGACAACGCCGGAGACGTGGCAGAGAAGGTCGCTGACGCGGCTAAGCGCATCACTGGTGCTGGCACTACGGAAGAAGCCCAAGCGATGCTGGCGGCTGACCCTGACCTTGTTCTGGCCTTGCGCCTCGACTTGGCAGAGATGGAAGCCGACCTAGAGAAATCTTATCTGGCTGACCGGCAAAACGCTCGCAAGCGAGATTCCCTGTATATCGCAGCCGGTCGTGAGAACTGGCGCGCCAACATCATGCTTGCAATGGCGTTCACATTCGTTACGGCTATTTATTCCTACATGGCGCTTGTGGTGCCGCTGCCAGACGCAATCATCGCGGCCTTGAGTACGGCGGGCGGGATTGGCCTCAAGATGATTTCCGACGCATTCCAGTTTGAATTCGGCTCGTCGCGCGGTTCGAAAGAGAAATCAATCTCAATGGAGAAGATGTTCAAGTGAAGGCACTAGCCCTAGCCTGTATCCTAATCGCCCTGACGGCCCCCGCTGCGGCTTCTGACGCACGTTCCGAGGCAACTGTAAACAAATGGATTACATCGGCGGTGAAAACAGGCGACGAAAGATTGTTGCGCCGCCTGTGTAATAGTTTTCATCGTCTGTACGGGTGGACGCCTAGCGCGTGTCAGTAGCTAAAAGAACATCGCCCACGCGACAACCGCGCTAGCCGCAAGAACACCCACGATGAACGCAATCACGGCACCGTAAACAAACTGCCGCACGATGTAGCCGACAAGGCCTGTGTAGGGGTCACTCATTGTCAATCTCCTTGGACACAAAAAACACACTATGGACTGTTTTTAGTCCCGTTTTAACAGGCTGTGGCATGTCACCCATTATCAATCTCCTTTATCCGTTTCTTCCAGGCGCTATAGCCTTCGGGCGGCTTACTGAATCCCCGCGACTGGATAGCTGGACCCTTGCGTGTCTTCCCGTCCTTGGCGATGCGGTTGGCCTTGGCAATGCGGCCCTTTGAACTGCCCGCCGTGGTTGCCCCCTCGCCATTTGTCACTTTCGCATGACAAGCCTTGTGACTGTAAGCCATGTTCTCGATAACGTCTTCCCCGCCTAGCGCAATCTCATGAATATGCTCACGCTCTGCGGTCTTGATGGTTTCGGAATCGAACGCAACCCGGCAGCGGTAGCACGGAATCACCGCCCCCTGATTGACAGCCACCAGAAGGGATTGCCGCTCTGTTAGGCGTCTGCGGGTCATACGCCCCACCATGCCGCACAAACAAAAACGGACACCACCCAAGCCGCCGCTTTCGGGTATAAAATGCCGATCACAAACGGCCATAGCAACGAAAAACCAATTTCTGTTTGGTTGATCCACTCCCCTAGTCCCACTAATGTCCCGTCCATCATTCTTTCTCCCTATAGTCGCCAAACACGACACCCTTTTCAGCGCCAAACGCAGAGATCAATTCCATCAGATCCGACATTTCCTCTTTGGATAGGTCGCTTGATGATTTGTTGAGGACAACAAGTCCTTTGCCGTCAAGGCTCCAAACCGCCCGCATCTCACGATTAAGGCCGTCTAGGAATACAATCTTCCAATCGTCCGTGGACATTTTATGCCCCCCTGTCCACGGCACTTGATTGGCAATGTCTGTCAGCATTGCCCACATACGGTCGTTTTGCGGCAGCGTTCGCTTGGGTGCCTTGAACTCAACCCGAGTGCCAGCAGGGACGCCAGCAATCCACTTGATTGCCTTTGCCCTGATGGACTCGTTTGAAAGTATGAGGGTGGCGCGGGACATTAGAACGGCAGATCCGACCCGTCATCCAGATCATCCGCAGGCGCTTCCTGACGCCCCTGCGCTGGCTGGCTGGCTTGCCCCCCGCCCTTGCTGTCAAGCATCACCAGAACGCCGCTAAAGCGTTGCAGGACGACTTCCGTGCTGTACTTCTCCGTGCCGCTCTGATCCGTCCACTTGCGCGTTTGCAGCGAGCCTTCCAGATAGACCTTTGACCCCTTGTTGAGATACTTTTCCGCAACGTCCACAAGGCGCTGGTCAAAAATCACAACGCGGTGCCATTCGCTCTTTTCCTTCTGCTCCCCGCTGTTCTTGTCCTTCCAGCGTTCCGAGGTTGCAACGGACAGGTTGCACACCTTGTCGCCGGACTGCATGGCTTTGACCTCTGGGTCACGGCCAAGGTTGCCAATGAGGATTACCTTATTTACTGAGGACATTTGTTCTCCTGTTCTGCGCTAGAGCGCCATCAATTTCGTGATTGTTTCTTCCACATCGTCCAAGAAGTCGGACACGCTGGACTCAAGTTCGGAAATCAGCGTGTAGTCACGATCGACACGCTCCACAAACAGCGCAAGGTCGCCCGTCAGGCGCGGATCATATGACACAAAGTCGCACCATTCACGCCCCGTGCATGCCATTTGCCACTGCATTTGCGTGTTGTGCTTTGACGGCACCTTCCCTGAAAGCAATGTTTCGATATGCGTGGCGGTGTTCGGACACTTGATTTCGACCAGCCCGTTATCCGCCACCAGGCCATCAGGGCTTGCGCCCGTCATGGCAATGGTGGGGTGATCCACAAAGCCGACCCCCTCAACGGGGTTGTCGGTCATAAGCGTATATGCCGACCGAGCCTCCGGTTCCTTCTCCGTTCCCCATTGCATTGCTGCGTTGGTAAACGAGTCCGACGCGGTTTTCGTTAGGCGTTCGGCCACAAGCTGCGCGAGGTAGTTCTTGCGCGATGCTGCGGGGCCGCTCTTGGTTTTCGCCACCACATCTGCAACGCGCGAGGCAGTTACCTTGCCAAGCCGCGCCGCAAACCATTCATCACTTCCCTGCTGCATCTTTGCCTCCTGCGTCTTTCTTTTTCTGCAACATTGCCTTGGCGATTTCGTATATCGGCACTGTCATTTCATCAACCGCGCTGACCTTGAAGTGCGCCAGGAAAACCTTGGTGTCGGCCCCTGTTTCCTGAAGCAGCCCAACAATCTCTGACTTCTGCTTGTCGTTCACCTTGGGTGCTGGCTTGGACTGCCCGCCGCGTTGCGCGGCGTTGGCGTCGTCGTCTTCATCTGCGGAAATTCCACACATAGCTGACCATGAATAACGCCGGGCATACGTTAGGGCCGACCCCATAACCTGCGGCTTGTCGGTCGCCAGCGGTAGCGGATACATGCTCTCCATAAACTCCCCGCTTTCATGTAGCAGGCGCGTGAACAGGAAGAACGCTCCATCCCGCATATCGGTGAACTGGACCACGGAAATTCCGTGCTTTGCCAGGATGGGCGCAGTTGCGTTTCGGATGCCCGCAAGGTCCGCATACTTTGATTTGAAATGCGGGTTGATTTTGTTCAGCGTGGCGTTTTCGAGTTCTGCCTGTGCTTTTGCAAGGGCCGAAGCTAGTTTTGCGTTTGTATGTGTCATTGGTTTCCCTGGGTAAATATCCACGTTTGTCTCCTGTTAACTGGTTAGTCCGGTTTCCGCCCTTGGCCGTAAACTTTTAAGGCGATGGGCTTTGCCCCGTAACAGCGGCCATGAACCCCGAGGGAACCAAACTGCGTGGGGAGGGCGGCAATGAAGGTGCGTGGCGTCTGATACATGCCACCCGGAATTGCACCTCTAGGAATATCGCCCCCTCTATTCGTGACGCTCTGACGGAGCGAATATCTGCCGACTGTATTCTTCGGCCAATTGATAGCCTGTCAGCGGTGTTCCGCGCTGTGCGGCGTCAATGGCGTGATCCAGCGCGGCGGGTGTATGCCATGCAATCGCAAGCAGCACAATGCCGACACAGGACGCCTTGACGCAAGTGCTAATCATCGAACGCACCCCCGCCAAGCAAAGTGATGCTCCTGCGCGTGGCGTTCGCCTGCATCCGATCCCGGACTGTATAACTGCCAAGGGTCCGCGCTTGATACTGGTGAATGACCTCGTGCGTTAGGACCGTATTGTGATCCGCGACATTCAAGCC